TTTTGGCTCAAGGTGACTTCCCAGTTATTTTGAGAGCCGAAGTGTGAGGAGCCAGCCTCTGCAGTTCTGTTTACTGTGCTACCATGGCAAAACGATGGCAGGTGGAGAATCTTCCTTGTTGGAAGTGTCATCAACACGAGTACGAGCTGCTTAGCGTACGCCCGAACTGTGAAAGTTACGTCACTACCGTCATAGTTCCGGAGGTCTGCTCGATATGTGAAGGTGCTGGTGCAGGCAACGTGTGGTGGGTGCCATGCGGGAAAACACAAGAAGTGAAGAAGTCACTTGTGTATTTGCCATCAGACCTCGTTGCGGACGCTAATGTTTTGATCCAAAAGTTTGCCGCCCAATCTTATTGGGAACAAAAGAGCAGCAATTTGGACTTGCAGCTTGTTAACTTACTATCACCCACGAAGGCAGCTTCCTTCCGCTATGCCTACACCACCGTAGGACTGGCTGCCATTCGTTGTCGCCATGTTAAGGCGGCGAGAGCCCGTGATCCAATCAACACTGCTTGTTGCGGTTGGGTCGCATCGTACGGCGGTGCACAACACAATTGGCGTTTCACCGGCATTTTGCCTGGCACGCCTAACCGTGGCGATGAGCCAGAGGAGCCGAAAGGCAAGCCCGATGGGAAAGGAGGAAAGTCTAGCAAAGATGACAAAGGTGACTCCGTGCAGATAGCTGAAAAGAAAGTGAGAATAGAGGAGCAACAGGCTGCTTTTCTCACTGGTGAGAAGCTTGAGAGTAGCACAGTGAGCGTGTCACAGCAATCTTCCCCCTGTAAGAATTCGGGTAGCGTCAATGACTCTTCTGTTGGCCAACGCCAAGCCACCGCCAGGTTTCCTCAAATATCAGAAACCGAACAGTACCTTTTCAACAACAACCCAACAAATTTGGCCGCTGCTTATTCAATGCGCGGTCCTCCGGTTGTCAATGTTGGAAACCATGACCCCGCTCCGCGCCACGCGAAGAGGGCGGGCGCCGTTGTTAAGTGGCTAATTGAGGAAGTCTTCACCGGGAAGGCCATTCGAAAAGCCATGTGGGACATGACGGCGCACAGCGGTTTCCCGACCAAGTATTCACCAAGCACAAAGGAGGCAGCCATGAACTCAGCCATGACTGACGCCACCAGTGAAGATGGTGTATCTTGGTCGAAATTTGTCAAAGCATTCGTTAAGGCCGAGGTCACCAATAAGTGTAAGCCTAGGCCTATTGCGAATCATGGACCGGAGAGGTTGGCAGCCTTGGCACAGGTTGCGTACGTGTACGAGCACATTTTGTTTGACACGTTTGAAAAGGCGTCAATAAAACATCGTCGCATGAACGATGCCTTGGGCGAGCTCATGAAGAACATGAGTGATGTCAGGGACGGGAACGTTTGGTTCGAGAACGACCTGTCCTCGTTTGAGTTTGGCATTTCTTGGCAGCTCAAGGATTACGAGTGCAACATCATGTACCACATCGCCAAAGAAATGGGCATGCTTGATGTGGGCCAAATTGCTTTTGAACGCATCATAAGTTCACGCACCAAGTCTTGTGTGTGGGTCATGAACTACGTTGATGAGACAGGGCAACGTTCGAGCATTCGTATTAAATTGCCAATAGTGATGAGAGAGTCTGGTGACAGACTCACCAGTTCTGGGAACTGGCTGCAAAACTTCATTGCCTGGACGACCTTTCTCAGTGATGATGAGACACTGATTGATTCGCTCAGGAAGTTTGCTAAGTCATGCGGCAAGAACTTCTTCTACACGTCGGAGCGCGATGGCAAGTGCTATTTGTGCAGGTTCGCTTTCGAGGGCGATGACACCGCTGGCAGAATCTCTGAGTTTGCTGACAAACCAGAATTGTTTTGCCGGTTGGCCAACGAGTTCTTCGCGACTTGGGGCTGGGCCCCAAAATTGAAAGCATTCACTGGTACGGGTGCCTTGACCTTCGTGGGTAGGCAAGTTTTCATCAAAGACGGCAAGGCCTGTTACGAGGGTGACCGCTTGGTGACGACTCCGGAGATATCAAGATTTTGCAAGTCAAAGTCTTGGTCCACGAGCGTTTTCGGCAGCACGGATGAGGAGAAGTTGTGCTTCAGATTGTATGCGGCGAGCATGGCTAAAGATTTTGCGCATCATGAGCCCATGTATCGCTTGTGTGCTGCGATCTATGAAGCAAACGAAGGTGGCAGCGCCAATTTGGGGCGTCTGTCAGTTCAAGCCACTGATAATTTGAGGGACGTTACATTTCGAAATTTTGGGCATTTCGACACTTCCGAGGCAATCCTCAACGGCGATGTGGTAGACGCACTGCCACCCTTTGTCGGCGGGGGGGAGATTTGGAGGGAATACTCGGAACACGCGGCCGGTGAGTTCACCAATCTTGAGTGGGCCACCATGTGTGGTCTGAGGTCAGCCGCCATGCACGGCAAGGACCTCGCCACCTTTGTGCCTGCGTCTTGGGTCCAGTGATTGGGCCTTGCACGCCACTTGCATGCGCCCGTTCCTTTCGGGCCGGCTAATGCCGTTCACGGCTTCTCGTATTCGGAGCTGTAATTAAGAATTTATATGTGGAGTGCAGCAACATACACAACCCTGTCATAAACGTTGGGAAGCGGACAGGCGCCATGGACTGTGAACGGGTAGAGCCTAGTTGCGAGGCTTCCGGGAACTAAGGCCAGTCATGGTGGATTCACTAAGTCCATACAGAGCCATTTTGGCCCATGGATTATCGCACGGGTTTCGTCTGTACTGTGCGATGGGGCGTAACAGAGCTAACCCACCGCCCTGGTGACCCTTATGCCTCAGTAGCCGATCCGGCACATCGGTGAAGAGCCTGGGATTCGTTGACGAGAATACGGTGAGGGCACTGCGGGGAGAGTCGTTCACTTTTCGCAGGTCTGTGAGTTGGTAGTGGGTTGAAGGAGACTTTCATAGCGACTGTCTCTGGATGGATCGTTTGGAGTATGCGGCTCCAGGTGATTAAGCAAAACAGGGATGCGTATGGTGTTGTTGGCATCCACTGAGCGGGACTCACAGACAATTTGGCAGCCCGAGCTATCCTCGGACCATCCGCTATGTAAGGCGCACTTAGCTTGAGGGTGTGATTTAGTGGACCCGAGGACTTTGAGAAGAACATGGAGTAGGGTGAACTTGGTTTTGGCGTGGTCGGACGCGCACTTCATTGCACGGAATTTGAAACCTTGTGTCATCAGTTGGCGCAAGAACCGTAAAGGTGTTTCCCACTTTCAAATTACTGTTAATTCATAAAGTCGCGATGACTCGGAATGCTGCTCCGAAGTCTCAACCTCGCAAACAACAGCCTGGACCAGCTCCTAAGAAGCGAGCGCAGGCTCCAAAACCACGCAAACAGAGAAGAGGATCGGGCTCTGCAGGAGCTGGCGTGGGTTTGCCTTATCATTCAGTCTATAATAACAGCATTGTACCTGCTACGTCTTTTCAAGGAGACGCTTTTCCCTTACGAGGATTGGCGCGCCGCGAGGTGGTCGTCAATTCCACAACCAGGACCCTTGTCTTTTGCACAAATGTAGGGTCAAGCGGGACTGCAATATTTTCAGTCCAGTATACGGCAGCGGGCGGTGCAGCGGGTGGCGTTTTCAATATCAATGGCGCACCTCTCTTAAATGCCAGTGATATCGCTGGCGGTCCGACCTCGATGCGTGCCATGAAGTGTGGCCTATCGTTGGTTAACAGGACCCAAGTCCTGAACCGTGGCGGACCAATTTATTTTCTAAATTGCGGGCAGCGCTTACTCGTGGAGGGTGCTCCTTTTACGATGACGTCCACGCAATGGAACAATGTGTTTGATAACATTGTTTCACACCCATCGGTCAGGCCCATGGACTTGGCCGATTTTGGCGTCCCACGTTGTTCCCATTCCCACGTCGTTGACCAACCAGCGTACAACGATTTTGGGGAGAATGATGGCACCCTTACTGTGGACCAGTTTTGTGCGCACATCATGGTGTGGAGCGGTTCTTCACCGACTCCTAGGCCCATGTCCACTTTAATTTATGCGATTGATACCGTCACGACAAATCAATCGCTGTTGTTCTCGGCGACGGTGGATTATTACACTCGTTGGCCTTTGAACACCGTGGCCGGACAAGCGCAAAAGCCGATCCCCGTGGTGGATCAGAAAGTGGCCAACCGCCATGACGCGGCGTCACACAAGATGGCTTCTCAGGACCCGTACCACGACCCAGCAAGGAGTTCTGGGTTCGACACTCGAATGAAGGAATTCGAGCACGAGGCTGATGTTATGGCCAACAAATTGGAAAAGTACGCGCTAAAGGCGGCGCGCCTTCCACGCGTCCCATAGGACACGTTGCGTGGTTGCTGACACGGTCAGCAATGCGACCAAGTGGCATTTGTACAGCCTTTGTTTAGGAAGGTGCTGCTTTTCGCGCATATAATCCAAAACTATAAATAATGTGACTCCCGAAAGGGGCCTGGCGTCACAGTGCTTTGTTAGCATACAACAGGGGGCTGGTTTCCACC